AGATGCCTCGAAGTTTAACGACAGAGAACACACAAAACCTGTTTAAACAGGTTTGTAAGGATTTTAAAAATGTTATTTACATTCTTGGTAATCATGAGCATTATCATGGGAATTATGCTTATACCTATGACGTACTCTCCCGTCAGTACGCGCATCTTTCTAATTTACATATACTCGACACTCACAGTGTGGTTATCGACGATATTGTGTTTGTGGGTGGTACGTTATGGACAGATTTCCACCGTAATGATCCAGTAGTAAAATGGGATGCACAAAGGATGATGAACGACTACCGTGGTGTTTATAACGGTGAAGTGGCAATTGGTAATCCGGGTTGCAAGTTTCATCCGGATGATGCTATCATGTATCACAAAAACATGCTCGCATATATCGATGCCATGTACATCAAAGAGACATGGAGTCCGGAGTCACCTCGTAAGATGGTGGTCGTTGGTCATCATGCTCCATCGTTCCAATCTATCAGTGGACGGTATGTTGGTGATAAATTGAACGGTGCCTACGCATCCGATCTAACTGACTTCATTATCGAACATCCAATGATCAAACTTTGGACACATGGTCATATTCATACGTCTTCTGACTACATGATTAACACGTGTCGTGTCGTTGCAAACCCACGTGGTTACCATGGGTACGAGGAAAATCCCGAGTTCGATCCAGCAAAGATTGTTGAAGTATGACAGATTGGAACAAACGATTTTTAGATCTAGCCGGGCACGTAGCCGGCTGGTCTAAAGATCCTTCAACTAAAGTTGGTGCTGTTATTGTCAATGACGATAAGCAAGTGCTCGGTCTTGGATACAACGGGTTTCCTCGTGGCGTTCATGATTGTGAGGAAAGATATAATGATCGTAATCTGAAACTGCAATTTGTTGCACATGCGGAGCGTAATGCATTGGATAATGCAGCAGATGTTAGAGGCGCTACTCTTTATAGTACTCTCTTTCCATGTACCGACTGTGCAAAAGGAATTATCCAACGTGGTATCAGATGTGTTGTCACAACACAACCAAATGAAGTACAATCAAAGCGGTTCAACTTCGAAACGTCAAAAATTATGTTTGATGAGGCTGGTGTTGAGCTTTTGTTGTTATAAATAATTGAGCCTACGCCTTTTAGGGTAGGTTTCTATTCACTCGCTTATTAAAGGAGCAAACTATGCTATTATACGCAGACATGGCTATCGACGCCATTCAATCATCCAAGACATCTTGGCTCAAAACGTTCGTTAGTGACGAACAAGTCCGTAAACCCCTCCAACAATTTGTTGATGCACAGACCCTATTTACCAAGCAAGTCGCCAAGACTTACTGGGACGTGACAGGCGCTGCAGCAGAAGTTGTAGTATCAAAATTGTTTACTTCTAGCAAGTAATTGGGAGGTTAATTATGACACATCTATCAGTATTCGGTCCTGGATTCAAGGACTTTGATCGTTTCTTTGTTGGTTTTGATGATCAGTTTAATCGCATTGCAAAAATGCATGACGATCTGACAAAAAATATTCCCAACTATCCTCCATATAACATTAAGAAAACTGGCGATAACACATACGTTATCGAAATTGCCGTGGCCGGTTTTGCGAGGCAGGATATAGAAATTGAACTCGATGGTGGCAATATGGTGATCAAGGGTAGTGCTAAGAATGAAGAAGAGGAAAACAGTTTCTTGTATAGAGGAATTGCCAACCGTAACTTTACTCGTACATTTGCTCTTGAAGATCAGATTGAAATTAAAGATGCTGAAATGTTCAATGGTATGTTGAAGGTTTTCCTTGAACGTATTATTCCTGAGCATAAGAAGCCAAAGAAAATTGAAATCAAAGCTGATAAAAAAGCAGAGAAGCAGTTACTCACAGAAAGTTCACAAGACTAATGTGACCGCGCCGGCCTTCGTGCCGGCATTTTTTCGTCCAAAAGACATATGGGTACAAACATGCATATAGAAAATTTATGGAAGTGGGTTCGTAAAACCTTTGCTCCTTCCTATCAAGAGCAAATTGATCATTACTTTCAACATTGTGTTGATGGTGCAGACGTAGAACGCACGTTGCAAACTTTACAGAGAAGAGGTATGCTATGAAGAAATTCTTTTCCGCTTGCTGGGACTTCCTTGTTGAATACAGTGATGCAAGAGCACAGAACAAATTGAGACAATATTATTGATAAATAGTGGTATGAATAAAACATACCGTTCTATTTTTATTTCTGATGTACACTTGGGTACATACGACTCCAAAGCTGATCTCCTTAATAACTTTCTCAAACACAATACATGCGATCACCTATACCTTGTAGGTGATATAATTGACGGTTGGAGAATACAGCAAAACAAATGGCGTTGGAAACAAAGTCACACAAACGTTGTAAGACGAATACTTGGCTTTACAAAAAAAGGAACACGAGTTACTTTTATTGCCGGTAATCATGACGAATTCTTACGGCTTATCATACCATATGGTGTTGAGTTTGGTAATGTTGAAATATTGAACCAAGCAGAGCACATAGGAATAGATGGCCGTCATTACCTAGTGACACACGGTGATTTATTTGATGGTATTACAAGACTTACACCCTGGTTAGCATTTTTAGGAGATAAAGCGTATGATGTGGTTCTATCGCTCAATAGTAAACTTAATTGGATATTGCACCGCTTTGGTTTTAGGTACTTTAGTCTTAGTCAGTATCTTAAGGGACGAGTAAAGAAAGCTGTTGATTTTATATTTCAATTTGAAAAGAATTTAGCCGGCTATTGTAAAAAGCGTGGCTTCGATGGTGTGATATGTGGGCATATACATCATGCAGAAATCAAAGAAATAGATGGCGTCATTTATATGAATGATGGTGACTGGGTCGAGAGTTGCACAGCACTCGTCGAACATTGGGACGGACGCTGGGAGATTATAGCATGGATAAAGGAAAAGAATGTCGTCGAAAACGATTCTGATTATATCGGATAACTTACCTGATCAAATTAATGGCGTTGTCACGACTTACAAAAACATTGAGGCGTGCGCGACTCGCGATGGTTATAACGTTGTGGTGCTTCATCCCGGGTGGTTCCGCTACTTTGATTGCCCTCGCTACAACGAAGTCAAGATTGCCTATCCCAGGAAGATGGGCGAGAAGATTGAGGAGATCAATCCGGATTATATCCACATCGCCACAGAAGGTCCTCTTGGTCTGTGGGCTAGAAAGTATCTTTCATTACATTCTTATCATTACAATACCGCTTATCATACTAAGTTTCCAGAAGGAATTAGAGCCTTATTTGGTGTACCTGAGGCAATTACTTGGCCTCTAGTACGTTGGTTCCACAAGCACAGTGGCAAAGTGCTTACCACAACAGAATCTATGGTCAGAGAACTCAAGCAACATGGGTTTAGTGGAGAAGTTGTTTCATGGACTCGTGGTGTTGATCGTAATTTCTTTTACCCGAGAATTTATAGACAAAATACAGAATTGACTCTCGTTTGTGTTGCTCGTGTTAGTAAAGAAAAGAACTTGGAAGATTTCTTCAATCTTGATTACCCGGGCGCCAAGAAGGTTATGGTGGGTGATGGTCCCATGTTAGAGACTTACAAAAAAAAGTATCCAGATATAGATTTTGTAGGATTCAAAACAGGTCACGATCTTTCTTATTACTATAACTTGGCAGACGTATTTGTATTTCCTAGTAAGTGGGAAACATTTGGTATAGTAATGATTGAAGCAATGGCCTGTGGAACACCTGTTGCAGCATATCCCTGTGATGGACCAATGGATGTTATTGAACAGGGCGTAACTGGTTTTATGAATGAAAATCTCAAAGATGCTATCGATGGATGCTTGCAACTAAGTCGTGAGAGAGTATTGGCTGGTAGTATGCGATGGTCGTGGGAAGAGGCATGGAAAATATTTGAGCACAACTTAGTTGCTATTCGACGTTAAATGTAATATAATATCTGTTATGAAATTTTACACACACGTATTTAAAGCATTCAATAAGATCTACGTCCGTGGATATGAAGACGGACGTAGATACCAAGACATCATCGAGTATGCACCGTATACATTTGTATTGACGGAGAACTCGGGAGAAGAGGGATACAAAACTCTTGACGGAAGAGGTGTATCCAAAGTGTCTCACGGATCCATGAGAGATGCTTCACAATACATAAACCAGTACAGAGACACTGAAGGTTACAAGATGTTCGGGTATGGTCCCGAATCGTTTCATTATCAGTATATGAATGATACGTTTCCTGGTGAGGTCAACTATGACCCGACTCTCATAAGCGTTGTTACACTTGATATTGAAACCGACTCAGAAGGTGGATTCCCTAATATCAGGACTGCTGATAAGGCACTTACTGCAATTACTATCCGTAAGAATCAAAACGCTATTACTTTCGGTCTCCAACCATACACGCCTGAGCTTAGCTATGTCTCTTATGTCGAGTGTGTAAGTGAAAGGGATATGATTGAGAAGTTCCTCAATGTGTGGCGTTCGGATGCATGGATGCCTGACGTTGTTACTGGTTGGAATATTGAGTTCTTTGATATTCCTTATTTGATAAACCGTATCACTCGGTTGTTTGATGAGAAGATGGCAAAGAGACTATCACCGTGGAATCTCTGGGAACAAAGACGTGATCCTAATGCTGGACCATCAGCTCGGACAACAACAAAGGATCCATCAACTCCTTCCAATACCGTTGAGTATATGAACATACCTGCCGGTATTAATGTCCTTGATTATCTACAACTATACAAGAAGTTCTCTTTTCAAAACCAGGAAAGTTTCAAACTCGATCATATTGCGTTTGTTGAGTTGGGTGAGCGTAAACTTGATTACACCGAACTTGGATTTGAAACACTAGACGAGTTCTACAAAGGCGACTTTCGTAACTATATTAACTATAACATTCGAGATGTGGACTTGGTGTATAGGCTCGACCAGAAGATGAAGTTGCTCGATCAAGTGTATGCTATTGCATACGACGGTAAGGTCAACATGATTGATAGCCTCACCACAGTGAGTATGTGGGATATTATTATTCATAACTACCTTTTTGAACGCAAGATTGTTGTCCCTCTTAAAGAGCGTGGTAACAAGCCACGTCAGATTGAAGGAGCGTATGTTAAAGATCCTAAGACTGGAATGTACAAATGGGTTGTATCGTTTGACCTGAATAGTTTATATCCACATCTAATCATGCAATACAATATTTCACCTGAGACATTGAAAGGTCAAATGCTTGAGTATGATCTTGCGATTACATCACGTAGCGTTGATATGTTTTTGGATGGTGAGCTTGACCGTACCCGTTCAACCGATGAGGTCACGAATACATATGAGGCAATCAAATCTCAGATGGATGGTTTGGTTGAACATGATATTGTTGAACAAACAAAGCAAGACCTGATCCTTAAGCAAGCAGACTACTTCCTTCGTTTTGACACAATTAAAGATGTCCTCAACAAACACAATTGTACAATAACACCAACAGGTTGTTTGTTCGATAAAACGAATCGTGGATTTCTTCCAACGCTAATGGAAAAGATGTACAACGATCGTGCAACGTGGAAGAAGCGTATGCTTGTTGCAAAGAAAGCATACGAACAAACACCGACTCAGGCTCTTACTAATGAGATTGCTCGTTGCCATAACATGCAGCTTGCTAAAAAGATTCAATTGAACTCTGCTTATGGTGCTTTGTCTAATCAGTTCTTTAGATGGTTTGATAATAGGTTGGCCGAGTCTATTACTAAATCGGGACAGCTATCTATTCGTTGGATAGAACGGAAGATGAATGAGTATCTTAATAAGTTGTTGAAAACAGATGATTGTGATTATGTAATTGCTATTGATACGGACTCGATGTATATTACGTTAGATAAACTTGTTGATAAGGTGTATGGCCCAGCTGTTAAAAAAATGTCACAAGAACAGATCGTCGAGTTTATTGATCGTGTGTGTCAAACAAAGTTTGAACCTTTTATCGATCAGTGTTACCAAGATCTTGCTGACTATGTCTCTGCTTATGAGCAGAAGATGAAAATGAAACGCGAGGCAATTGCAAACAAAGGAATATGGACGGGCAAGAAACATTACATTCTTAATATGTGGGATCTAGAAGGTGTCCGTTATAGTGAGCCAAAACTCAAGATTGTAGGAATTGAATCTGTTCGTTCGTCTACACCTGCCTCATGTAGAGAGAATCTGAAGAACGCTTTCTTTATTATTATGAACAAGGAAGAGAACGATCTTCAACAGTTTATTAAGCAATATCGCAAAGACTTCAAGAAGTTACCATTTGAAGATGTTGCTTTCCCACGGAGTGTGAGGGGTCTTTTACCAAAAGATGTATACGTTGGCGGTGTACTAACTCAGAAATCATATAACACAGGTACACTCAATTTCCTTAAAGGAACGCCAATCCATGTAAAGGGTGCTTTGATATATAATCATCTGCTTCGAATAAAAAAGCTCGGGGCAAAATATGTACCAATTGGCGAGGGTGAAAAGATTAAGTTTTGTTATGTCCTCGACTCATCACCATTACCTACAAATGTTATTGCAACGCCAGGAAAGCTTCCCAAAGAACTGGGAATGGATAATTACCTTGACTATGATACTCAGTTTGATAAAGCATTCCTCGAGCCGTTGAGAACAATTATGCAAGCTATACAGTGGGAAGAACAAAATGACCAGCAGACAATCGATAACTTCTTTTGATGATGATGATTTCGGATTCAC